GCCTACGCCGATGCAGGAGTTTTACAGTAAGGAGGGACAGCAACGCGCAGGACTGACGTTGCAAGCAGGAGAGGTGTTGCTTGATCCAAAGAAGATTGGGTTTGGGGATGTAACGAAGCCGGTGGATGCGGTGCAGCTTGTTAATAGGTTACGGAATAAGTTAGGGGAGAAGTCGACGGAGTGGACGTTGCTGAAAGAAGCAGGGATCGAAGAGCAGGTCAAGGGCCAGAAGAGTCCGCAGGAGCTTGCGAGGTGGGCACAGGAGAATGGACCGAGGGTGGAAGTGAGGAAGTTAGAAACGGTAAGAAAAGTGAGCGACGTAAAAAGAGAGTTTGATCGGATGACTCATGAGTGGCGAGATAATCTACCCAGACGAAAAGCAGAAGAGCTATTATACAGTCGCGATGCAAATGACTTGAGAAATGTATATCATTGGAACGAGACCGACATCGCTAAAGGTGTGCAGTATAAAGCTCTGGAAGTAAAAGTAGGCGAAGAGATTATGGCACGTACCGGAGAAGAGGAACCCTTAGCTCACTGGTCCTCCATCGCTCCTAAACCCGAAGGCGAGATGAAGGGGTATGTGGAGATTGCGGTGGTGAAAAGACGCAAAGGCGGCGACTTAGATGTTGAGAGTTTGAAGGTTGGTGGTGATGGCGAGAAGTTTCCTTCTTCCCACTCCTTCCCTCCCAACACCCTCGCCTTCGTCCGTGGCTACATGGAAGGGGATACGTTTCATATCGTGGAGGTTCAGAGAGACATCATTGTAAACAATCACGATGGCACTTATCAAGTTTCCGGCCATCCTGAGTTTGGAAGTAAGTTGTCTCGTGCAGATGCCGAAAAGTATGCAAAGCAGGTTGAGCCTCTAACTGCAGTTGGCTATGAGCGTCTCGCCCTTAAAGCCGCAATAGAACACGCGAAGGAGCAGGGTGCGAAAAGGGTGGCGGTGAGTGACGCGGAGACAGCGATGTTGACGGAGATGCACGATCAAGCAGCTGTCGGAAGACAAGAAGGTTCTGGTGGTGCAAGAGCGATTGAGGCAGACATTGAGCAGTCGAAGGGAATGCGTTTCCACTACGACACCACTCTCCCTCGTATCCTCGAAGAGTTGACAGGAGAGAAGGGGGAGAGAGTGAGCTTTGGGGAGCATAAGAATGCGTTTGAAGCAAATCCTTATTCAGAAACGCGTGGGTTATTTGGTGCGCCTAATCCACCTGGAGAAAAACTAAGTCCCCGTAAAGACCTCATCTTCCGCAACCCTGACGGCACGCCGAAGACAGACGTGAGTGCAAGGTCGTACTCACTGGAGAAGGTGAAAGAGGTCACGGCAAAGCAGCCCTTTACCTTGACGGGGAAGGATAACCTTGTGCAGAGGTTGGAGGCGTTGATAGTTAAGCAGGAAGGTGGTCTGCTTTTCTCTTTACCAGACCCTCGTGTAGTGGCTGGTATAGCTACTTCGGTGTGGAACACAGGAATTAGAACGGCTCTTGACGGTTTAAACGCAGGGAAGGAAGTTAAGCGACTAGTTGACGAGACCCTCGACTACTGGAAGAAGAACGCGAGTTATTCGTTTGACGAGGCGACGGCACGTAGAAGGCTAGAGAGTGCGTTAATGCCACCGACGAAGAAAGAGACGCCTGCGGCGAAGGCCGCACCGAAGGTCGAGACCGACGACAAGCCACCAACAACCGCAAAAGAGATAAAGGTACAGTTAGAGCAGTCGGGTAACATCTGGCAACGGTTGATGAAGAGACACTTTGGCTCTGATGTGCCAAAGAGAGTGTTTGAGTCAGAGAAGCCGACGACGCAGACAGCGTTGGACATGTTTGCAAAGACAATACGGGATGCAGGTCCGGCACGGAAGAAGACAACTGAGCTACAGAAAGAAGCAAGGAAACGGAACGAGGCAGTGATGAAAGAGTTCTTTGGGAGGTTTCCAGAGTTGTCGGAGTTGAAGGACCTAAACAGAGCTGTAGCTGGTGAGTTAGGACGTGTCGATCTTGAGCCGCTCGGTGAGAAGCTGTCGGCTGGAGAGGTTAGAAACTTGTTTCACCACCTAATCGGACATAAGGAAGTTGGTGGGTATGGTCATAAGGCGATTAGTTTAGGGAATGCGTTTCGCGACTTGATTGAAGACGGACGCCTACCTATCCCATCACACATAGAAGCGTTTGAGCGTATCTTTGGACCGCAGGTTGCGAAGGAACTTGTTCGGAAAGCGAGTAGGAACACAGGCGCGTGGCATATGTTTGCTGAAGTGAGTGGCGCGTTAAAGAGCATGAAGACTGGGTTTGATTTGAGTGCTCCGTTGAGGCAAGGGTATTTCTTGACGATGGCACATCCGAAAGTGGCACTTAAGGCATTTGAGATGTCGCTAAAGGCGTTTGGGAATAGGGAGTTCACGATGGAGTTAGAAAGGTCGTGGAGGAATGATCCGTATACCCAGATCATGAAAGACGCAGGGCTTAGTTTGCCTGAGTCGGAGGGGCTGACGGCGTCGAGAACGTTGCAGAACACTGAAGAAGGGTATCGGTCGCACTTTGTGCAGAGGTTGCAAGATGTTAAAGGGTTGACGAAGAGAGGTAAGGCGATCTTGGCGTTGCCGAAGGCGTATGCGATGGCACTGGGCGGAAGTGAGAGAGGGTTCGTTACGTACATGAACTGGCTACGTCGCGAGGTGTTTAAGCAGGTTGACTCAGACCTAATGAAGAAGATAACGGACAAAGATGAGTTAGCCAGGGCACGACATGAGCTTGCGTTGTTGATAAATGCGTCGGGAGGACGTGGGAATATAAGAGGGAGTGAGATAGTTAATGCACTTATATTCTCACAGAAGTATGCGGTTTCGCGGTACGAGCTGCCGTATCGACTTGGTAAGTCGATGTTGACGGAACGGAATGCAGTTGGCAAGGAAGCAGCGAGGCAGACGTTTGCGACTGTCGCGTCTTGGGCTGGGTTGCTTGGGCTTGTAGCATTAGGGAATGAGTTGTTCAACTGGGGCCTAGACTTTAATGTGGACACGCCGACAGCGTCAGACCTTCTGAAGGTGCAGTTCCCTGACGGGACGACGATAGACTTCGGAGGCGGGCTAAGTGCTTCGTGGAGACCACTGGCACAGATGTCGAAAGGGTATGCGACGAGTCCGAGAACCGACAGCAAGAGGAAGTTGCAGTATCAGATGGCGTTGGGGCAGTTGCTTGAAGGGAAGGCGTCTCCGCTGGCAGGAACGATATGGAATAGTGTACAAGGGAAGTCAGGTAGTGGTGGGCCGATTACGCCGCTAAGCTTAGCTAGTGATTTGGCCTCACCGATTACACTGGAGAACTTGGTGGATATACTTAAGGCACATGACGCTGCTGGCTTGCCACTCATGGTCCCAGAAATTCTTGGAGCAGGTGTACAAACGCCTTTCCAGCCAGGACAACGGAAATAGCGAGAGCGTAGAGGGTTGCGAAGAAGCCTAGAACGAAAAGAACCACACTCACTAGGGTGTGGATTCTTTTTTGACGACGAGAGATGGAAGACACAGGAGTTTTATCTTGTCGTTCTTTGGGTCCGAGAGTTCGACTAGCTGCTCGGTTTGCTTTAGATGGTCGATCACTTGCCATTGTTCGAGGGTGCTGCGGAAGTCTTTGAAGGTCTTTAGCTGGAGTTCTTTCTTTGGTATGACGCCGTTGTGGGCACGAACGACGGACATGATGTTGGCAGCAGGGCCAGTGAGTTCGCTACGGCCCATAAGGTCAGTCACCATTGAGAGCTTCGACTCTACGTCGTCGAGGAGTGCGAGAGCCATCTCGACGTAGTCCTTTGTTACTACTCTGTCGTCTCGCTCGCTTAGAGACGTGAGCATCGAGACCTTTAGGACGTTGACGTGCTTTGTGCTGTACCAGTTACGGAGGAATTTGTCGTCTGGGTCTTTGGTGCCGAGGTACCAATCCCAGAAGAATTTGTCGGCAGCAGGCTCTAAAGTCATTGGGCCGATGATGTTTTGTATCTTAGATAAGCGAACCTTACAGGCTTCGCCTGCTTCAAACTCTTCCTTCGACATGGAAGGTTTCTTCTTGACGATGCCGCTATGACAGACGATAATGGTGCGTCGACCGTAGCCCTCCGCAAATTGTTTTGCCTTTAGTTGGTCAGTAAGCCACTCTGGCGTAGAGCAGGAGCACATGACGACGTAGGGATTCTCCAGGATGTGTTCTTCGTTCTTGAGACGATAGGTGTAGAGGCGTCTATCGTAGACGTTAGTCAGGAACGCAACCATTCCGATGGGGTTTAGCTGAAGGTAGTCCATTAGCTCTGGAGCAAAGACGCAGTAGGGCTTGTAGCAAACCTCTTTGCCTTCAAGGTTGATAAAGCGACGACTACTGTTGTCGCTGTGCATGTAGTTGATGATGCCTTGGTAGGTCTCGTTGTCACCAGCGAGGACGATGTCAGGGACGGCCTTTAGCAAGAGGCGAACACCTGCGTCACGAGCTACGGTCTTGCGACCGCCGGAGGGGCCGACTAGAAGAGCGTAGATGTTTGGGACGACGGAGAAGTGAGAGAGGTCAAGGTGGACACGGTAGCCGATGGTAGCGGAGAGCATACCATAGGCGGTCCACATAACATAAGGGGTGGGACATTCGTTGCCAGAATTAAACTTGATAAAGTTCTGAATAAAAGACATAGCCTTGGTTCCCGTGTGTTCCAGTTGCTGGAATAGACTACTCGACGAAATGTCTGTATTCTAGTATAAAAAGCGCCAAGTTTTTTCGTCGACGTAGGTTCTTGACGAAGGAAGCGGCAGCAGGGAAAGGCATGTTTAGTGTGGCGAGGCACATGACGAAGTTCCACTCTTTAAGGGTGAAACGGTAGGTGAGGTATTTAATGGTAGGTTTGTCGCTCATAGTTTCTTTCATTATACCTGTCTTTTCCCAAGGAGGGTTACATTTGTGGCACTCGTGTGTCTTTGTGTGCGCGTTATAGATCAGCATTCGCTCATTGCATGTAGGACAAAGAGGTATAGTCATATTACACCTTCCTTAAGATTCCCCCACGAAGAGCCGTAATGACCCTCGAAAGGAATGATGATTTGTTGACCGGCGATTGTGATGGGGTTGTTAAAGTATGACCGAATACGAGGTAGCGCCCAAGCTGTCCGGGAGCGAGGGAACTGGCCGGTGATGGCGTCGTGGATTGCGTGGAGGGGTTGGATGACCAGCGAACATTTGGTATCGGATCGTACCACTTTGTTATCTGGGTCGAACCACATCCGAAGTAAGGCGAGGTTGGTTGCATACGTTGTATTATTTTGAGGTTCTTCCGCGAGGGCTTGTTTGAGGGTGTCGTGGTCGTTACGGCGTCCGAAGAAGGTACGTTTGTGGCCAGAGGCGCTGATGAGGTAGCCGTCTGTCTTTAAGCGGTGTTTAGTGCGGTCGTGCCATGCAAGGATGCCAGGGTACCGCATGAAGTAGAGCGATTGAAGTTGGTCGCAGACGTGAGGCTCGACAAACGTCGGCTCACCGAATAGCTTGTAGCTGTCCTTGAGAATCTGGCTGGACATTGTCTGACCCTTCATGCCGTAGTTGCTGCCGTGTTGCACTCGCTTACTAGCAAAGTAAAGCCAGCCGTCTTGATCGACTTCGTTGCACAGTGGCTTGAGGTCGTGGCGAGGGAGACGGAGGACAGAAGAACCTTTAAGGTAGAGGAGTGCGATTATCTTTGCTGGCTTGAGACCGAATTTGTAGTCTTCCATCATTGTTGGGTCACCACAAGACAGACAATGTGCTGCAACTGTCCAGCCATCCGCACCGGCTAAGTCGCACTGGAAGAACCACATGCCCGGCTCGGCAGGGAAGCAGTCGCGGTCCTTTTTGGTTACTGTCTGAAGGTTGAAGCCACTCCCCGTTGGGGACGTCGAACAGCTTAAGCGACCGGTCGATGTGGCCCCACCACCGCCAGTCTCGTCTCCCTTAGAGTCGGTAGACAAGAGGTTAAAACCACAACGCATACGACCGTCGGGGTCAACTTCAGCAGTGAGGGTCTCGGCACGGGTACGGAGGCCGCGGAGTTGGAGGATGAGTTTGAGTGTTGGGTCGTTTGTCTTTTTGTACAGCACCAAAAGAGATAGGACGTCTGAGGTCTCGCTATCGGTTAGACGTCCGCCGACCTTTTTATACTGGACAGGAAGGCCGAGTTGCCTGTACAAGAAGTCGCACATCTGCTTTGGGCTTTCGACGTTGAGGCCGACGCTAAGGAGACTAGATAGCTCACCGACGTCAGCGAGACTTAGAGTGTCCTTTGATAGAATACCGATGGCTTGCTGTGCCTCTGCGTAGCTGGTCATTTTACAGTTGAAGAGGACTTGGTCAAGAGAAGTCACTTCGCTTTGTAAACGCACGAAACAGCACTGCGAGACAAGCTGCCTGAACCATTCGTCTTTTGTCTTTGGTTGGGGGAAGCCAGCGATTTCGTTGAGAGCGTACTGCAAGCGGTTTGCCTGGACAAGAAGAGACGCACGGCGTGCAGACGCTTTCTCTTTGTCGTAGGGCATACCGTGGAGTTCCATGTACAGAAGAGGCTCAGTTAGCTTTAGGTTGAAGCGGTAGTTGTCGAGAGGTGGGCCCTTGAGGTTCTTGTCGAGGACGGTGTTGATCTCGTACGTTACAGCACTGTCTTTGCAGCAGTATTCATGGAAGGTGCGGAGGTCGCTGCTATGACGGTCTTGCTTGTAGTACGGCACTGAGGTATAGATGCTAGTTTGAAAGGCGAGAGACTTCGGCATCTCACTCAGCAACTCCCAGTGCTTGTACATGATGTCGTCGACGACGCCCCGAACGGCGATGGAGTAGCTGTACTGGAGGACGAATAGGTCGTACATGCAGTTTTGCAGAACCTTTGGTATGGTGGGGTCGGTGAGTACACCAGCTAGTGCCTTCCACATACGTGCCTCGTTCTCTGGTGGACCCCAAAAGGAGGCGGTCGTTGGGACGATAAAGGCTTCGCTTGCACTCGGGGCGAGTGAGATGCAAGACATGTTGTCGACGTAGCCTTCTATGTCGATCGCGATGAGTGGCTTCGACTGCTTGACCTGGTCTAGTTGTTCGAGAACTTGCTCGGGGGAGAGGTCGACGTGGAAGGTGTGCGTGGGAGGGTGGTAGTCGGGTGTGAGTGCTTCGTGCTTTGCACGTCGGATGTCCCTGTCGAGGCAGAACCACTGCGGATAGTCCCGCAACACAGCAGCAGGATGAATAGAAGGAAGCACTTTGTATCGGGTGCCAGCAAGAGTGCCAATAACAACAGAGCCACGCCACTTACTAACCGCTGGTGGGAGACCGAAAGCGCGGAGTGCCGTGTTGCCCAACAGGAGACATAGGTTCGGACGAAATGTAGATAGGTCATTAGAGAGTTGGGTTATGCCGTTTTGGATTTCAGGACCGTCGAAAGAGAAGTATTTGATGTCGTTGCCAGGAGGGTTGGCTTGGCAGACGTTGCCGATGAAACAGGCGTCACGGATGATGCCGTTGCGACTGAGAAGCTTAGAGAGTAGCTGGCCGGACATACCGACGAAGGGTTGGCCGATGGAGACTTCGTCTTTGCCTGGGGCTTCGCCGACGACGGCGAGCTTATAGCTCTGGTTGTGAAGTTTGGGGTGTAGGTTTGGGACGTTGGACATAGGGACGTAGCTTCTTTCCGATTTTGTCTTGGGCTTGGAGTGGTTGTTCGTCTAGCTTAACACTTTCCCCACGACGCTCCCGAGGGGTCAGGAAAAAGAGTAGCTCTACGAGACCACCTTGTTCGTCAAGGACAGCCTCGTAGTAGCCACTCGCGTAGGGGATAATGTGGGAGGTCACACGAAACGGACGTTAGAGATTATCACATTCGTTGGTTTGTTAACCGCCACGCGGATCAGTTCGGTCGTTCGGAGAATGTGGTTTGATCTCGCGCAAAGGCTGACTCCACCGTCCACGCAACTGGTTTTCCCAGCGCATTGCCCACTGAGCATTCGCCGTCCATCCTACTGTGTCATCCCCACAAAAGAGAACGGTTATCACCGAACCAGCCACTGGATCTCGACGACTTTTGGCCGATTCAGTTGCTACTTTCGTTGTGACGTGCGGGCCCTGCCCGTCGTCGCGGGTCAGTTGATCGTTCGGCGACTTTCCCTTTGCGCTCAACAGCCCATGACGACACCACCGGATTGCGTGTGACACGTCGTTGTTTCTGTCGCCGCTTTGCTTTTCCATCTCCAGAGCTTCACGTTCCCAGTCCTCTGCCAGTCGCCGAACCATCTCACTGGAGACAACCGCCGTTGTAGGTGTTGTATTCATACGAATTTAGCGTTAGAGTCCGTCGTCGCGGCTTGCTGCTTGTTCTCGAAGATCGTCGAGTTGTTTACTAAGTTGTAGTCGGTCGTCTTCACACAAGCAGTAACTTTTAGTCAGCCTCTTGTTTTCTTCTTCTAGCAAGTTTAACTCTTCTTTCAAACGTCGTGCAAAAGCAGAAGAGACAACTTCTGTAGGTGAGTTTGTGTCGTAAAGTAAAAACTCTTGTGCGTCGGTACGTTGTGTGCTCATATAAACTTAGCGTTGGGGAACTTGATTTGCCACCAGTCGCGCACGGACGTGAGCATGTAGGTGTAGTGCGTGGGGTCTTTCTCGATAGCGATGGGTTTGCGCATGAGACGTAGACACGCGAGGGGACAGGTGCCCTCGCCTGCAAACGGATCGAGGATTGTCTGCCCCTCTATGCTAACAGCCTCGATGATGTATGCCCACGCCTCGAAGGACTTAGCGAAGGGGTTGGAGAGTTTCTCTTCTGGTGGCGGCATGAAGAACCAGCTTGAAGAGACTACCTTTGGTAGAGACGCTACACCTTTGTGCATGACGATAGCCTGCTCGGTTGTTTTGGTGATGTTGATGTTTGCGCAAGTGTTTTGGGCGGAAGGTTTACAGCCAACGATGGGCCAGCGTTGAACGGTGAAGCCGGCGTTAGCACAGATGTCGTGTGTCCAGCGGAACCACATCGCGTCGTGCCAGATAACACAGAAGCCGCCGGGACGTAGGATGCGGTAGAACTGTACCACAGCAAGTCGCTGTAGTTCGAGGTTCTCGTCGACGTCGTGAGCGGCTGCTGTGCGACTGACGTCCATGCCAGCACTGCTTTGTTGGATGTTAGACATGTTGATGGCGAAAGGCCAGTCGGTTATGATGTGGTCGACACATGCGTCGGGCCGCTTGGGGAGGATGTCACGGATGCTGTCACCTTGCAAGCAGGTGCTTGAGAGGTTGACCTCGATAGAGGCGTCGCTGGTGTCGGAGGCGGGGATAAAGACATCACCGGTGCCGAGAAGACCCTCTTCAGGTGAGGCAAAAGGGTCGGTGTCTTGAGACATCCCAGCCCGGAGACGAGCAGCTTGTATCGCAACTGCTTCGTCTTCTTTCTTACGATAAAGCTCACGGACTGCATCGGTGATGGTGGTGCACTCGGCTAAGGCTGGTAGCTGTGGCTCTAACATGAGACAGTTAGAGACGTAGCTGTCGCTGTAGCCGCCGAGGAGTTCGCCGGTCATTTGTTGAGACCACTTCGCACCAGCGAGAATAGCTTGTTGCGTTCTGCGGCGGTGGATTTTGCAGACCGAGGCGACGGTCTCTTGCCAGGTGAAGTCTTTCCGACGAAAGTTCTCTTCGAGTTCGACCTCGAAGTATTCACTTTCGGTGAGAGACTCACGACGGTGCACTGGAATTTCAGTCCATCCAAGCGTTTTACACGCAGTGTAGCGGCGAAACCCGGCAAGCAGCACGTTGTTCTGATCAACGAGGATAGGCTGGAGAAGTCCGAGGCGTTTAATAGAAGCAGCGAGGTCGACGATGTCTTCGTCTTCATAACGAATGCGTTCGTTTACAACGATAGAGGAGAGGGGGAGTGTTGTCATGCGCTTTGGTATTCTTGTAGTTTTTTGTCAAGGCGTTCGACTTCTTTCTCAGCTTTCTCGACGCTCTCTACAAGGTCGACAATCTGGTCTTCTGCGTTTTCTAGTTGCTTAAAGAGTTCGTCGTGAAGGTTTACACGCAGAGCGACAGAGTCGGCGACAGAGGCGTCGTTGAAAGATGCAATAACAGTGCCAAGAGAGTTACAGAGAAAGCAGTGCTGTGGTCCGCCTTCGTCACGCGGAAGAAGTTCAACTGACCAAGGGAGATAGAGAGGGAGCATAGTTGGTTCCATGTAATGGAACACACTAGAGGGATCGGACCTCTGGTGTGTTCCGTTTGTGGGCTACTGGACTTCGTACCGTGCGACTGCGTTGCGAGCCTCGTAATCGCCATCGGCGTCCTCGACCTTGAGGGTAACGCGGACGTTCTTGCCAACGTACTGCGACAGCGGCTCAAACGCACCGGCCTTGGTGCCAGTCACCGCCTGGCGGAACGTCGCGAGCTTCTGCTTACCGAAGCGACGAGCTTCGTCACTTTGGAAGGAGAGCATGATACGGTCCCGCACAGGGAAGCCAGGAGCGACGGGCTGACCAGTGGTGCTGGTAGCCGGCTCGACGGTCTTAAGCAGGACGTTAATCATGTTCTCGGTGCCAGGGCGACGTTGGTCTTCAGGAACCTTTTTCGACCACGTCTTGACCATCTCCTTGACGGTCATGAGGTAGGTGTCTTTCGGGAGGACCGGGAAGGAGATGTCGACTCCACCAAGGTCTTCGTTTAGGATGTTGTCGTTTTGATCGTTCATTTGTTTTGCTTTCGTTTTACTGTTTGTTTTGGTTTTGCAACTTGTCAAGCGCCAGTTGCACTGCGCTGTACGTGGCCTCGATCTCTTTGCCTAACAGCAAAGAGTTCTTAAGGTCGGACACTTGTGTTGGATGCGTTGTGACGGTAGCGCGAAGTCGCCCGCCTCCGGCGTCGATAAGAGTGCAACGCCACACGTCGGTGAACATGTAGGAGAAGTAGTCCTTAAGGTTTGTGGAGACGACAGGAGTGTACTTCTCTACCTGGCCTTTTTTGTCGTACTCGATCTTCTCGTGGCACGCGACGAGAAGAGTCTTGCCGCTGGCACGGATAGACATGATGAACTTGTAGAGGGCGTTCTTGTACATGTTCCATTGTTGCCACTCAAGTTCTTTGACGCCTTGCTTCTCGCAGCAGTGCTGATAGAGGATACGGTCGACGTGCGTAAGGCTGTCGATGAAGATAGTGCGGACCGAAGATGTGCGCTGGGCCTCTTTGGTCTTGGCTTCGAGGCGTTCCCACTGCTTACTAAAGGACTCCAGCGGAGCGTCGTTATCGTCGAAGGCGATGCGATCGTAGGAGAAAGTGGGGAGTTGACCCTTTTGCTTTAGGTATCGAAGCGGTCCGGAGAGGTTCTGGTCACAGTCAGCGACCCACAAGCCGGGCCATTGGAGTGCAAAGGTGGTCTTGCCCCCTCCAGGTGGTCCCATGAGGAGGAGAGACATGGTGTTGTCGACAAGGGCGTCAGAGGTGCTTTTCATGACAAGATAGTTTCGTCAGTGTTTAGAGCACTCTTTAGTACTTCGCCAGCGTTAATGACGGAAATGACTGTGACACCACCTAACGTGAGAAGCTGTGCCATTGTAGCTTGCTCAACTTGTTCAACGAACTGTATCAGTTTGTCTTTTGTGTTTGCGTTCATGTTTGTTTTGGTTAGAGACCACGGTTGTCGTGGTCAAAATCTTTTTCTCTTAGCTCGTCGTACTTGTGTAAGACTTCAAGGTAGCTACGCTTCCGTCGCCACTCTTTGTTGAATCCGTGACGGTCGAGAACAGTAGCTACCTCTAGGGCCATTTCGTTGTGGGTGTCGTTGAGGCGTTTTACGAATTCGTCTGGGGTCATATTATTTGTAAAGGGGAGACCAGTCATTGTCCTTGAAGGCGCTAGACGCGAGAGCAGCGGAGCGACTGTGTTCAGGGAGTTCGCAGACGCGGTAGAATTCGCACCTGCCGTACTTGCTTATGCAGTGCTTGTGGTGTCGGGGCCAGAGACTGTTACGGAAGTGGTGTAGGAAGGTGCGAACCTGGAGGACCATGTTGGAGTACCACTCGTCTAGCTTGCCCGGTGGCTCGCGGGTTGGGTAGGTACGTCGGGCGAATTCGACGCCTTTACCGGTCTTCGAGGGCTTACGGACAGCAAGGACATTCATTATGTAGCCGACTGGCTCTTCACCCAAGACCTCACGTAGTGCCCAGCAGTAACCATGCTGTTGCTCTGACATGAAGGCGTCGTCCCAGTAGGTGTCGCCAAGCACTGACGTGGTCTTGTGGTCCATGACGTAGAGATGTCCGTTGCTGTCTCGCACAGCGAGGTCCATACGACCGACGTAGAAGATAGTGATGTCGTCAATCTTCTCTGGTAGCTCAACAGCGAATGGGCGTTCGACAAAGGGGAAGGAGTGGGGACCGTGACGTATGACCTCAAACTGCTCGAAGGGGTATTGTTCGTTGTAGGCACAGATGATTTGACTAGCGTAGTCAAGGTTACGCCACTCTTCACTTTCACAGGGTGTTTGCTCGTAGCGTTTTGCGAGGATGCGTTGTTGGACGTCGCCGGACCACGGTAAGCCGATGGCTTCACGGCGGTAGCGGTAGGCAAGGGCACTGTGAACGTGGCTGCCTTGCCGTAAGGCAGGTTCTTCACCGCCACGCCGCCGGCGTAGCATAACGGCTGCGTAGGCTTTCCACGGGCAAGTGGTGATGAGTTCAATCAGGCTGTTGTCGACGAAGAGGATGGGTTGCGAGGGAAACGGTTGCATGGTTAGTCTCCTATCCCTTCTTCAATGAAACCGATGAAGGCGACGTATAGCAGAAGGAAGAATAGGACTGTTGCGATTGTCATATAGTTAGTCCTTCCACTTTTCAATAGTTCGTAGGAACGCTTCGGCGCGTTGTGCGGCGGTGGCGTGAGCTAACTGAAACAAAGTATTGTGCTCGTGGACTACTGTCCAACAACCAATAATCTTTCCTAGGTGGTTAATAAAGAGACATCTTTGATCCGTGCTGAGTGGTTTTGTTTTATCTTTTGTTAACGTCTTCTCCGCCTCGTGCATGGCGTTGAGGTCGTTGAGGTAGTCGGGAAGATCGTGCTCAGTCCAAACAGTTTCTTCTTCATCATGCACAAAGCATTCGGGCAATGCTTGAAGAACACCGTCTGGCAGCAGATGGTCGCGTTCTGGAACTCTTTTCCACCCACACACCTCCGCAATCACGATTCGTTGTGCGTCGGGCATCATAACTGCCTCCGTTCTCGTTCTGCTAGCATGGCGTCGGCTACTTGGTAGCATTGGCTGGCCCAGAGGGATGTGTCCCAGACTGGACACTTCAATCCGTTTCTTGCCGCTTCAATGGATACAGCGGTCGCAGAGTAGGCAATTCCTTGCAATGCCATACCAGCGAACCAGTCACGGAGGGACATGCCAGAAACTGCTTTTTCGTATTCTTTTACACTAAGTTGCTTAGCTAGAAGGTGCGGTGCTGCTACTATTGGGAAGGCTGGTCCGCCGTCGTCTTTTGGTGAGTTCATAACGCATCCTCCTCGTCGGTGTCTGCGAGTAGACTAGCTAGTGCAGCTGCACGCTTTGACGTCGAAGCGGCTGACGCCGCCTTACGCTGTGGGCGTAGCTCCGCAGCGAGCTGGTTAGACGTTCGCTTTGCTCGCACTTCGAGAACGAACTGCATTAGTTCTTCGTCCGACATTGTCGTCGGGTCCCGCTGAAGCAGACCCAGACGTGGGGCATCGGCGTTGGATACTGGTAATGAGGTCGTTTCGGTTGGTGCAGTCGTATTGCTTTGTTCGGCATTCATGGGCGAGTGAGAAGATGAAGAGGTTAATGATGGTGTTGATTTTGCCGTCGGGGAAGACAGATTTGATTAGGTTTACGTCGTCGCGGGAGGCTTCTGCGTTGACACGGTAGAGGTCCAAGCCGTCAGAGGCCGGGTATGGGTTCTTTAGGTTCATAGGAGCATGTAGGAAGTGCTGTCGAAGACCTCAACGCGGACGTTGGGGTAGTGCGATAGCATGGTTTCATCTGGCGGAGTGCCAGTGACTTTGGTTGGTTCGGTTATGACACCCTCTTCGTGGAGAAGAAGGAGAGCAGACAAGATTGCATGCGTCAGTGGTTTGTCACCGACGAGAGCAGAGATTGTAGGTGGTGCTTGCAAGTGGTGCCGCTGTCGCGGGCCGATGACAACGGCGCCGGTGGTCTTGTCTTGGGAGACCACGAGCTTCGGGCGGACGTCAAGGAAGCGGATGAGGTTTATTTTAGATGGGGACCACCGGAAGTGGTCGTAGCTTGCTATTGCGTCACGGAGACGACAGGCGACGGTGTCGGAAGACTTGCCTAGAGACGAGGGGTCTATGGTTGTTGTGTTTGGGAAAGCGTTCACTGCGGCGGAGATGACGTCCTCGTAGACACGGAAAGAGGACTCGCGTAGGCGGTGAGGGAGTGTGTTCATGCGGTGAGGAGTGCTAGTAGCTTTTGTAGGTTGCTTTGCTTTTTTGGTTTACGCTGGAGCTTTATAGCTTTTTGCTTACGCGTTTTAGGCGCAGCGCAGAATGGTGTGTCCCAAGCACGTGAGCAGGTGTAACGCACGTGTGGGTCCATCGAGATGTGAGGGATGTAGGAAGGCATAACAAAGGGAGAGGGCTGGACAACCAGCCCTCTCTTGTTTGTGGGTTAGGCCGTGAGGGCGTTTGTCTGCGCGGCGATAAACGCCTTGATACCGAGAGCGAGGGCCTTCTCGTTTTCCTCCGGGGTGCCGGTGAGTACGACCTTAGTCCCGGTGAGTTTCTCGATGTTCTTCGTGACCCTAGCGAGAGCCTTCGGGTCAGCGAGGTAGGTTCGCGCGAGCGCGAGGTTCGCCTTACCAGCGCCGGCCTCACGAGGCTGTGCTTCACGGACGGTAAGGTCGAACTTGAGTGTGGGGGCAACGAACTGGTCGACCAAGGACTGGAAGGTCGTAGGGTCGACTTTCTTCTCTGCGGCGACGCGGTCGACGTACTGCACCGGCGACTCTGCCGCGACCATGATAGGGTTGCCCTTCGCGTCCTTCTTACCGTCGTTGCGGGGTTTGGTCTTCAGTGGGATTTTGTGAAGCTCCAACAGCTTCGCTGCGAGACCCTTCCACGCACGCGGCAACAAGCTGCGATACCAGATGTTGTCGACTGCGTCACTGACGCAGGTGCCAACACCCTTGGGCGCGAGCTTGTCGTATTCCGCTGCGCTCTCGGGGACGTCGCAGGTGAACTTGAGGCCATTACGAACTTCTACGGTGTCTTTCTTCATACTACTTTACTGTTTGTCTGTTTGTGTTGTGGAGCTAAGTTGTCCAGGCTCCGGTTCTGGTTTCTCACGTGAGAGAGAAAGCTGTATGTTTGGTTTGTAAGGCGGGTTACCGAGCAAGCGCCGTAGGTCCTCGATCTCTTTGTTGAGGTCAATAAGGCGCTGTACGATGTCCGCGAGACATATATTAGCAATGCTACGCATTGCAGCTTCGATAGACGCAACGTCTGTGAGGCTATGCCTACGGCAGAACTGTTGTGCTTCAGCGTGGAAGTTTATACTCATAGGTCGTCAGTGTGTCGAAAGCCCAGAAACACAGGGATTCTGGGCTTGTCTTTTGTGCCGTGCTGTTGGTACTTAAATTTTACGGTGGAACCGAGGTAGCGAAGGCGGTTAGACCATATCTCACTCCGCTGTGCGGAGTCGAATCCAGTGCCAATGCGGAACGTGGTGCCTTCGTAGGAGACGACAAGAGAGCCGAGTGTGCCAGCAGGCACAAGGTTCGCTTTACAACTTGACCTTTCCGTCAAGCCGTGTGCGTCAGCCGTAGGCTCGTTCTCGTTATGCATCTGCTCTTCAAAGCCGATGACAGTCGCCTCTGCGTCCTCGAAACGCTTTATAGCGACGAGATACTGTTCTTTGAGGGTCGAACGTCCGTATTTGTATGGGCTGTCTGGCTGACGTACCATCACGCCTTCGGCCTCGTTAGCGAGGCACCACTGTTCGTAGGCGAGTAGGTCGTCTAGGTTGTCAAGCCACTTCGGCAACAGTTTTGTGCAGAACGGTGGGAGCTTCATGTTTTCCAGCACCGGTACCACGTCTGCGTAGGTGATATTACGGTTGTCCCAGCCCCAACCGAAGACCCACATACGAAACTCAGGTCGCCCACCTTGTGACATGAGGCCACTTGTTGTGGACTGGAAGTTGGTGCCAGTTGTTAACTCACTGTCAAGCCAAGGCGGACAAAGGCGTTCGATGGTCCAGCGGACGTGGTTGTTAACGATAGGCTTGTTGCTGTTGGTCCATGTGTGGACAAGGTGGTCGACGTCGCTGCGATAGGTGCGACAGCGGATACCGTCTATCTTCGGAGTCGCTAGACAAGGGAAGCGAAGCAAGGACAAGAACTCTTCGAAAGGCATTCCAGGAGGTTTCTTTGCTGCTTTCAACGGACGCATAGCTTTAGCTTTCTAGTCTGTTCCAGTTCCTGGAACACACCTTTTAGAGCACTCCTCGTTCTTGTCCAGAGGCTCTAGGCAGTCTGGACATATTTCAACAACTTTCGCTGTGTGACAGCGTGGGCAGGTATCAGGCTTGTAGTTTGCCTCTATAAACTCAAGGCAGTGGCTGTCCTGACACTGGAATAGACGTTTTTGGTTCATAGGTAAAGGGTCCAAACCAAGCTGTTATGCTTTACGTTCAGTTTGACTCGATCCAAGAATGTGCCACCTGAAGGTGGTGGACTTTGGTAAGGAGCTTGGTTTGGAAAAGGGGTCACGGTTGAGTTTCCTCCAGTGCACCGGTGATGCGGACTACCAGTTGTTCCTTGGTCGCTCCGGTGTTTACCATGTAAAGAATGTTGTGGAAGTCACGACGCAACCGCTCGTTCTCGGCGTGGAGTTCGTCGCGTTCTGCTTCTGCCCTGTCTGCGCGCATACGCTCGGCAATGACAGCATCGCCGCCAAGCAACACCATGCGGGCGCGTTCGCATTTTAAGTCGGCGCGGAGCCGTTCCGCCTCCTCACGAAAGTGGTCACGGATTGCGTGTTTTAGTTCAGCAGGCGTGTCCGCCGTAGAGTTTTCGTTCATTGTGGTTTGTGGTTAAAGGGCGAGCGCGGCAGGATTTGAACCTGCAACTGTGTGCTTAACTTCAGTCCTTTGTGCTTGGCGCTTCTGATAGTCGTTGTCACACATACGCATTAAGCCAAGATACCGGCGTCTTTACATTCCGCCACGCGCCCATAAAAATGGTGAGCACGACAGGATTTGAACCTATAAGTGGACTGGATTACCATTGCAGTTGACCGTCCACAAGACTGCACCCTTGCGTCTTCATTCCGCCACGCGCTCATAAAGTTAGGTGACGGCGACAGATTCAAAGCTCTGTCTTTAAGCTGTTGACTCGTCAGCACCGCCGTTGACGACAGTGTAGCGATTGGGGCTAATCGGCTTTCGCCTAATCCGTGAAGCTGATGTTGCAACATCATATCTTCTCCATCGTCGCTGCCGTCAAAAAGAAACCACCCGCCGCAAGAGTCCTGGTGCAAACGATCTTGCTTCGCAGGCATGTGCTCTCTTGCTCTTCGCCGCAGCGGTTGCTGATTAACCTTGTTCCGCAAGGTTGCGGCTCGGCCAGCACAGGCGCGGGTGATAAAAGTGATAGGTTTTCGCTTTCGCACGTGTTCACCTTTAACGTTCTCCTTACATAGTTTTCCATGCTGCACATACGCTGTGTAGTGTCGCCAGAGGGAGCAGTTAGAACTGCGGACCAGCCGAAGCTACTATTGTCCGCTGCTTGCCCTTGGGTTTTACTCTGGACGGGATGGTTCAACGTCCAGTTTGTGCTGTTCCTACGTGTTTTGCATAGGTCGGCAAAGGGAGTGACTCCGACAGGGTTTGCACCTGCAAGGCTGGTGACGCTAAGCAACCAGCCCGAGAGCTTTGTGCGTCTTCTCTGCGTCTGTATTTTCCGCCACGGAGTCATAAAGGTTAATCTGTTTCAGTTTTACCAAAACAGACTGGGCACATAAACATGGGATAGTTGTGCATACAGACGCCGCAGTCATTATGTCCAAGTTTTCCAGCGTCCTTACAATTTACACGGTCCAGATCGTCGTTTTCTGGTAGACGACCTGTGCGCTCAAGAAAATACTCTTTTGTCCAGTTTGTTTTCATGCTAAAAGTTTCTCAAGGAGAAGGTCAAACTTTGTTTGCTTCTTCGCGCGACGCTCTGCCTTCTCTGCCTTGTCGGGCTTAAAGCTATCGCTGTGAGACCACACCAGCCCGCTTATGGTCTCTATGAGACATAGAAGACCGTTGGTAGCCACAAGGCGACCAAAGAAAGAAGGTATGCCACTAGGCTGTCCATAAGGCCCGTTGTCAACAAAGCGCCAATCCGTCTTTGGCATAGGCGGGACGTATCTGTGCTGTTCACACAAGGCCACAAACTTATCCCGCGAAGCAGCTATTGTAAGCTTTGCCTTGTCGCTGTCCGTCATCGGGTAGCTGTTGCGCTCGTGGACGTAGGTCCGCACAAGGTGCTTGCTACGGAAGCTGTTGGACAGCTTAAGAGGGTTGTAGGCTTTATGTTTCATAACCAAGGCACGTTCACTTCGTGAACTTGGAAATCTTCACACTCTGCGTTAAACTCACTTGAGCTTCTTTCGTTCTTAACATACGCTTCTGCCTCTTCTAACGTCTTAAACACACCTACGACGCTTGGGGCGTCGTAGTTTGGATCAAATAGAATTATGTATATTTTTTTCATAAAGGTAATGCACGCCTTTACCCGGGCGTGCGCGGTGTGTTGACTACTCACCTGGACGACTCAACACTTGCGTCCTGAGTGCCCGCGCAAGCAGCGGGTGGTGAAACTTGTTGCGTTGGCGCGACACTCTCGATGGTGCTGCCGTCGCTAGTCAGCAAAGCGAACAGCTTGTCTTGTGGCGTGGCCAGTGCTGCGTCACCCAAGTCGAGAAGCTTTTTGTAGAACACTGTCACTCTAGTCGGGTCTCCTACGGACCATGAACTCGACTTGCAACTCCCGGTGCGGAGCGCGCCGTTGACACCCACGAACACTTTCTTCATGCCAGGCTTGACGTATCCTGGCACTTTTGCTCCGGTGTGTTGCTCTCGTCTCCAGCCGTCGGCCAGCAGGCCAGCGACTAATCGTTCTTTATATGTATGTTTACTCATTTTGCTTGCTTTCTTTTGCTTACTTCGTGGCGACGTGCCACAAATCACTTTTTGATGGGCCAATGCAGCGCCACAACTGCGGCCAGAAACGCTACAGCCAGGTAGGCTGTGGCCTTTGCTGCCCAAAGGAAAAGGAGCATGAAGGATGTTGCACTCATATACGAAACGAGATGCCGAAATACCAGAAGTTGTCGTTAAAGTGGATATGCCGCCCTATTCTTTGTAACCTTACTTTGGCTTTCTGGTAAGCTTTGAACGAATCAAAGCACCAAGTCATCTTCCAATAACCATTCCATTCTACTGACTTTGTCATAGCTTGCTTTTGTTTACTTGTTTACCGTCGCTGAAAGCACCCACCCGACACCGCCACGATTACGCGATTACGTCGTGCCGTTCCCTTTAGGAGCGTAGTTGGACCTGCGATAGTGCTTGCGGGGAACGTATGCCCGGCGAGCATCGCCGTTGTCCGGTCTGTTTTTTGAGACTCCAAGGTCGGAACGTAGGCGTGGGGTGGGAAATTGAACGGATGCAAAGCATCCGAGGGAAAGAGGGATTCTTTGCGGAGCGGGGAGCCAATATAGGTAGGCAGCACAGGCGCGCCGCCTTGCTGCGCTGGGCAAGCCGATAGGCTAGGGGCAAGGCGATTGCATCGCTTGGCTGGCTGGCTTGCTAGAAGGCTTGCTTGCTTCATTCGCCCGCATTATCTCAGGTCCTCGCATGAGAGGCAAGCCCTAAGGCCTGCAGGGCAGGCTCAGCTTGCTAGCTAGCTTATGGCTCGCAGAGCCATGCTCTTGGCATAAGCCATGCTTTGCCCGCAGGGCAGGCCTGCAGGGCAGAGTTCGTGCATGGTGCATGATACATGATGTGGTTTCGACCCCTCCCATGCCCAAAAGGCAAAAGCGGCAAAAATTGCCTAGCTTCCAAACTAAGAGCCTCCCTGACTTAACCAAAGGGCGGAAAAAAAATTCACCAATCAAAAAAAAAAAAAAAAAAAATTTAGACTACTGTAAAAGCTCCTTTTTCGATTCTGTAATGGATTTTAGCCTTTCTAACTATTTTGCCTTTTGAGGGATTGAGCCTTTGAGGCTTTTAGCCTGCCATAGGGGGGGGGTCGAAACCACGCAACATACAAAGCACGATGCACGCTACAGATAGAGCTTTAGAGCCTTAGAGCCTATAAAGCAAAAGAGTGTGTTCCATTAACTAGAACACACCCCTGAAGGGAGAGGCTAGAGGTTATTGCTGCCTGCCTAGAATGATGTCGCGTGCTTTCCGCTCTAAGCTACAGGCTTCACTGCGAAGTTGTAACGCCTTGTCTGCCAGTCTAATTGCTTGCGTTAGCTTTTCAGAGGGAAGTTGCTCGGCAAGCTGCTTTGCAAGCTGCTTTGCAATTTCTTTCGCTACTAAGGCGATTATGCGCTTTTCGTCAAAGTTTAACATAGTTTTGCTTTCTCTTTTAAGGCTCTGAGCCTCCCGGATTGGCTCTTACATCCCTTTGTGTATCAGCGCAACAACCTTGCTGCGCTCTGGCACTTTGCCGTCTTCTAACCAGCCCATCGCATCGCAAAGCGATTGCAGCTTGCCGTTCGCAACTAGCTTGTCATATTTCTCGTTTGCGACCTTATAGGCCGCCGCCGCCGCAGGGGAAGGCGCATAGGCTCTGACGTTGCTAATTGCCACTCCTTGCGCCTTATAGGCGGCGATGAGCTTATCAGCCGTCTCCTTGCTATAGTCAACTTCTCGCGTTCCTCCCATCGCTTTTTCGATCTTTCCATTGATGCGATGATATAGGTCATGCTTTGCCGCCATAAGAATAGCGGCATCTGGATCAATGCTCAATTCAGCCGTGAAGCTGATGCTTCCAAACGTTGTTTCGATTTTTGCTTGCTTCATTTGCTTTCTCTTTCTGTTTCTGGCTTAGTGCCAGAGCTAAGTTATAGCCTAGCCTTTGCGCCGTGCTCGCCAGCGCATGGGGCTAAGCTATAACAAGCCAATTTCGTTATTATGAATATCCGCTTTGCCTTTCTCTGCAATGCCGTGCATGTCTGGCCAATTAGACCGTAATGGCAGCTTGCTAAAGTCTAGCCATATTCGCTTTGCGCGGCTCGCTTGGCTAGGGAAGCCGATATAGGCGATTCTTCGCCCCGTTCGCTTATCGTATAAAATAGACCATCGCATATTGCTTGCTTTCTGCCTCGCTTGGCTTTTGGCCTTGCTGTCAGGCTGGCGCTATCTTCCCTCATTCCCTCGCAAGAGGCAAGGGGTAATTCTATCTTTATTTGCTCTGCTGACAGCCTTTTGGCACACCGTTTGCTTTGCCAGCAATCTTCATGCCATTGACCGCTTGCGCCCAGCTTGGCAAGCCGTGTGCTGCGCAGCATCGTCTATGCCAGGCGACTCCCGCTTGTCCCCTTGCGCGTCACGCCCACGCATCCGCGCACCCGCCTACGCGTCACGCGTGCGACTCCCATTGGCTCGCCTCGGCTTCAGCCGACCCACCCCCGGCAGTCCCCACCCCACGGTGGTCTTTTATAGGCAGGGAAGCCTCTCCCCCAACCGCACCAAAAATTTCAACTTGACCTAGACTCGCTGGAACGGAATCTCTTTAGAGGGGCTGGCGGGAAGGTGATAAAGTAGCGGGGAAAATGAGTATAAGAGATAAAGAGAAAGTGAGAGAAGGAGAGAGGGAGGGGTTGCCCGCTGAAGTGCTGGCGCACTTGCTGAAGCAACCGCTTTGCCTGCTTCGCAATAAAGAGTCTGTTCCAGTAGCTGGAATAGACTCACAACGACGCCATGCGCCGGGAGTATCGTCCCTCGTGACTTAACGTGAACGAGACGAACACACAGCTCTACGAGAACAGCCCGCTTCGCGGGATGTTTGAAGAGACGGAGGAAAGGCCGCAGGATTTCTTTAATCCGACGGAGCCGAATCTGGCAATACTCCACGAGCGCCCAGAGCACCGGATGATCTTGTGGTTGAAAGCTAGAGGGCACAGCAACAAGGAGATCGCTCTCGCGACGAACTACACTGAGCCGTGGATCTCGCAGGTCTTGCGTCAGCCGTGGGCACGTCGGCGCCTTGCAGACGAACTCGACGCAGCAGGAAAGGACGAACTCGCTGGTGTTATCGAAACCGCAGCGAAGGACAGTGTCTACAAACTCATCGAGCTACGTGACGACGAAAACGCACCGAAGAACGTTGTCGCGAATGTCTCACAGTATCTAGTTGATCGTTTTCTTGGAAAACCAAAACAATCCATCGAGCAAAAGGTAGGCTCCTTGGAGTCTCTGTCAAATGCCGAGCTTGAAACAATCGCGCGCAGCGGAACTGCTACTAAGACGTCGTAGCGTTCTCGCGTCGCTGAGTGAGTGGGCTCGCCTCTGTGGGTACGAGCCGGCGCGACACCATCGTCTTGTCATAGAAAAGCTTGAGGCGGTTGAACGAGGAGAAATACGTAAGCTAGCACTTTTCCTTCCACCAGGTTCGGCTAAGAGTACCTATACAAGTCGTCTTTTCCCTCCTTGGTACCTGGCCCGTAAAGCTGGTCGCTGCATTCTCGCTGCCTCGTACGCCCACACTCTCGCAGAGCAATTCGGTCGTTTCGGTCGCAACATCGTCAAGCAGCACAAGCTAACACTTGACATGGACCTTTGTGCGGATAGCCAGGCCGCAGGCGAGTGGTCCACGACTAACAACGGCATCTACTTCTGTGCCGGTGTCGGCGCCGGTATTGCCGGTCACCGCGCCGACCTTGGCCTTATCGACGACCCCATCGGTTCCCAGGAGGACGCAGACAGTAAGGTTGTTAGGGACAAGCAGTGGGACTGGTACTGCTCTGACTTCATTCCTCGTCTAAAGCCTGGTGGCGCAGTTATTCTTATTCAAACTCGTCGCCACGAGGAAGACCTAGCTGGTAGGCTGTTAGCTTCTGAACGTGGTGAGTGGGAAGTCGTTTCGTTACCTCTCATCGCGAAAGACAACGACCCTCTCGGACGGTCGCCTGGCGAGCTTCTATGGCCGGAGTGGTTCAACTCTGACCTTGTGCGGGAGGCACGAAAGAATGACCAGACTTTCTCTTCTCTTTACCAGCAAGACCCCACACCAGAGCAGGGTGACTTCTTCCATCGTGACTGGATCACAGACCACTTATACGATCCCGACGAACTTCCTTCCAACCTGCACATTTACACCGCAAGTGACCACGCTGTCTCCCTTGAGCAAGAGAGGGACCTTACCTGCATCGTCAGTGCAGGAGTTGACGAGCGGGGTGTTTTGTGGATACTGCCAGATGTTTGGTGGAAGAGAGCGAAGACGGACGAGGTTGTGGAGGCAATGCTTGAGGTGTGTCGTAGGCGTAAGCCACTAACGTGGTGGGCAGGACGTGACCACATCAGTAAAAGCATAGGTCCGTTTCTAGAGAAGCGGATGCGGGAGGAGGGTGTGTATGCTTACATCGAAGAGGTGTCGGCTACAGCAAAGAAGCGCGTTCGCGCACAGTCGATTCGTGGCCGTATGGCCCAGGGGCAGGTTCGCTTTCCACGGTTTGCTAAGTCATGGCTCCCTGACGCGATGCATGAGTTACTTACCTTCGACCACGGGACGCATGACGACTTTGTTGACACGATTGCACTCTTGGGTCTGGGCCTGGCTGATATGACAAAAGCGCGCCGATCGCAGGTGCCTTTTTTAGGCCAGTGGCCCCTGCCACAAGGTATCACGCTTGGGTGGATGAAGAAAAACGTTAAAGAGAGGGAGCTAGCTAGTAAGCTCCGCACTCGCGACTTCTAATGGACACACTCTCTTCTAACGTCTTTGAGCCACCCGAACGGGTGAAGTCGTCCGCTGAGAAGTGGGTCCAACGCATCAAGGACGCGAAGAAGTTTCACAAAGAGGCATACGCCAGGATGCGGGACAACATTAAGTTTGTTGCTGGCCTGCAATGGAACGGGCAGACAAGCGCGCATGACGACCGCTATACGGTTAATCTGACTCTTCGAATGGTAAACCAAAAGGGTGCGGTGCTGTATGCACGCGATCCTCAGGCCGAGTGGAAGCGACGTGAGCGCCTGGACTACGTCCTCTGGGGCGGCACGCAGGAGGAGCTTCTAGACGCAGCGCAGAGACTGATGCTGGACCCAACGGACGTAGAAGCATCTGCTTTGCTGAGTGATTATGAGCAAGGCTACGCTAACAAGAAGCTGGTAGAGCGAGTCGGAAAAACACTTACGTGCCTTCATACATGGAACACCGATCATCAGACCCCCGACTACAAATGTCAGATGAAGGACCTGGTGAACCGTGTGCTTATCTGTGGTGCTGCTTTTGCACGCGTTAGCGTTGTGCGGAACGCGGAGTCGCTGGTCGGAACCACAGACGCGTCGAAAGACAACCTTGTGGAGAGAGCGAAGCGGGCAAAGTCACTTGCTGCGCAGCTTGCAGACGGGACCATTGACCAGGACAGTGCGGAAGCAGAGCAGCTACGTACCTTAGTGCAGTCGCTTGGGTATGACTCTTCTGATAGTGAGATGCGAGAGCGGCTGGTGTTTGACTTCCCGGCCTCAACGTCTATCATACCTGATCCGAAGTGCAGGCGTCTGCGAGGCTTTATCGGTGCCAGGTGGGTGGCGGTAGAATATCTCCTACCGATCGAGGAAATCATTGAGTTTTTTGAGTTAAATGGCGAAGCCGTGCGGGGTAGCTTTACACAGTACGACGCCCAAGGACAGCCCTGCGAAGCGAGTGCGGATAAGAGCCAACCGCAACGTGGTGGCATGGCGCCTAATGCTGTTAGTGAAGACAGTCTCGGTTGCGTGTTTGAGGTCTTTGACAGCCGCACGAAGTGCCGCTTGTTCGTGCTTGACGGATACAACGACTACGTCGACCCTCCAGCACCGATAGAGCCTTCCCTACGTGGCTTCTATCCGCTTTTTGCTCTGACGTTCAACGCCGCTGAGATCGAACCTGGCCTTGTTAGCGTCTTCCCTCTATCAGACGTGGACGTCCTACGGAGTGTGCAAAAGGAGTGGAATCGCACCCGCGACGCCCTTCGGGAACACCGGAAGGCGAACCTGCCTAAATATGTTACCACTGCGGATCTTAGTGAAGAGGACATCAGCCGTATCGTCAACGGCGACCCGCATTGCGTTGTGCGTCTGGAAGGTGTGAAGCCCGGTGAGGACATCACAAAGTTGATAATGCCTCTCGGTGTTAAGGAGATCAATCCGACGCTGTACGACACTTCTGCCCTTGAGCAAGACATGCTTTTCTCTGTTGGTCTACAAGACGCCAACATGGGACAACCTTCACCGAAGGTAACCGCCACAGGTCAAACTATCGCGGAGCAGAGTAGGATGTCGACGGTGTCGTCTAACGTTGACGACCTTGACGATTTCAACGCGGCACTTAGTGAGGCTTGCGGTGAGCTAATGCTGAAGTCTTTCTCGTTGCAGACAGCAAAAGAGGTTGCTGGTCCAGGCGCGGCGCTACCTGAGTCTCCTGACGAGAGGAACTATTTCCTGCACGAAGTGTATCTAACAGTCAAGGCCGCGTCTAGCGGCCGCCCTAACAAGGCCGTTGAAATCTCCAACTTCGAGCGGATGGCACCTACGCTTTTGCAGTCGGGCGCTAGCCCACAGGCTGTTATCCGCGAAGCGGTAAAGCGCCTCGACGAACAGCTCGACGTTACCGAATTCTTTCCACCTCCAATGGCGCTTGCACCGCAACCACAACAACCTGCCCTCGCACCACCTCCGGTGGAGGGCGGACAACCCACACTAGTCCAAAATGGATCCCAACACTGAAACTCTCGACGCTAAACAAGAGACCACGACCCCGTCAGTCGAGGCAACTGCGACGCCGGTGGTGTCTACACCGGCAAGCACAACAGACGCTAAACCTACAGAAGCGCCAGCTTCTACGACGGCCCCGTCTCCGTCGGAAGGCGAACAGACAGCAGATAAGGTCATTAGTGAGTTATCTGCCAAGCTGTCGGCCCCGCCAGCCGAAGAAAAGAAAGACAGCGACGCACAGTCGCCACCTGTGCCACAACCCGCTAAGGCGGAGCAGACAGAAGAAAAGGTCGAAGACCTACCATTCCATGCGCACCCCCGTTGGCAGCAGAAGGTCGAAGAGGCAAGGACACTCCGTGAAGAGGTTGAGTCTCTAAAACCAATGGCTGAGCGGGTGGTGAAGTTGAACCAATACTGCGAAGCAAACAGCATCACTGATGCTCAGTTAAACGACGCCCTTGAGCTAACTGCTCTGCTGAACACAAACCCAGCAAAGGCGCTTGAGCGATTGACCCCGGTCATGCAGGTTTTACAGCAGTATGTCAACGGCGATGGCTTGCCCGAGGACCTGCAACAGGAGGTCAACGAAGGCAAGATCAGCCTAGAGCGTGCAAAGCAACTCAACAAGACACTCGCCCAACAAAAAGTCGAGGAGCAACGACGTCTGCGGTCTATCGAAACCGAACAGACTCGCTCTCGCAACTCGATGGTTGAAGCGGTGAATAGTTGGGATAAAGCGAAGCGCGCTACAAACCCAGACTTCAAGCCAAAGGTGAACGCAAGTGAGCCAGACGGCCTGTGGGAATTTGTGCAAAGTCGTTTCAACACCATGCTTCAAAGCGCGCAGGTAAAAACTCAGCAAGACGTTATCAGTCTTGCAGAGCAAGCGTATGAGAATGTAACAAAAGGTATTGGGCGCCTGACGCCAAGGCCTTCGGTCAGTCGTACCCTTACCTCTGTCGGTACCTCCACCACAGCACTTCCAGCACCCAAGACTCCTGACGATGTCATCAATCTTGTGGCGTCTGGTGGAAAGTACGTATAACATATGGCAACACTTACTACAATCGGTATGAGTGCTGCAGGTGACCTTGCAAACGCCCTTCTGACGTTCTACGTCAAAAACGGTCCGCTTATGCAAGCCTTGCAGGAGCGTCCACTACTGAAAATTCTGGACGCAAATAAAGAAACATTCCCAGGCGGTAAAGACTACATCTCTACCGCTGTGCAGGGAACTATGATGTCCGACACTACTGGCTTCTTCCAAGGCTACAGTGAGGACCAGTTGTTCGAGTTTGACCAAGCGGAGAACATCCGGCGAGCGCAGGTGGCTTGGTACGAGGTTGTCGCGAACCTTATTATCACCTGGACCGAACTCAAGAAGGATGGTATCACGGTGACTAACGATGGTTCTATGAAGAACCATAGTAACGCTGAGGCGGTGCGTATTGCAGGCGGGACGTTCAAGGCCCGCATTGCGGACTTTACCGAATCTTGGGCCATTAGCATGAACAATATGTTGTGGGGTGATGGGTCAGGCTCGAAACAAGTCCCTGGAATCACTGCGTTGCTGACCGACACACCCAACACCGGCACCACCGCTGGCCTTGTACGCTCTGACTACACGTGGTGGCGGCATCGTGCTTTCTTGACGGGCCTTGCTGAAAGCGCCAACACTGGCCCGGCGATCACGCCAAGCAGAACTGACCAAACGCTAACCCGTAAGCTCCGCTCTGAACTGCGTCAGCTCATGCGGTGGGGAGGTAGGCCTTCGGTGGCTTTGTGCGGTAGCGTCTTCCTCGACGCTCTTGCGGACGAGGTTCACGAGAAAGGCATCTACACCCAAGAGGGCTTCGTCAACAACGGGAAGAACGACATCGGCATGACCGACATCTCGATGAAGGGTCTTGGTACCTTCCGTTATGACCCGTGGCTCGACAGCAACAACCTTAGCTCTCGCTGCTACGTCATTGATCCTCGTCGCCTGCGGCTCCGTCCGATGGCGAACGAAGAAAACAAGGTCCTCGACCCAGAGCGACCCTACAACGCTGCGGTTTTCCTGCGCAGCATGACATGGACTGGTGGCCTCGAAGTCACTCAGCTTAACTGCCACGGTGTGTACGAAGTTGCGGTCTAAGAGAAAGGACACTAGCTAATGAAAAAGATGGTTCTCTTCCTCGCTGTGGCGGCGCTTGCAACGCAGGTGTTTGCCGAGCATCGTAGCATTTCATTCCTCAACGCTAAGTCGGTTACCGTCGGCACTAACGTGTTGTACGCTTCCTCCGACAACGTGTTGACGAACCTATCAGCAGTCTACGCAGGTGGCCTTGCTGTGAACGACACATACCTTGTATGGACTAACTGGCAAGGTGCCAGGGTCTGGGGCACAAACTCTTCAGGCACAAACTTTAACCTCTGTGGTGAGGTTGAGCTAGTTCTGCCTTCTGTGGTTTCCCAGCCGGCTGGTGGGACAAACCAAGCTTCTGGTATCACTCCTCACCCAGGTCCTTGGGTTGGAAATATCAGTGTAACCGTTGGCCCAGCACACGCTAGTGCTGTCGGCACTATCACCTTCGCACCTGTGTGGGACGGTGAGAATGAAGACAGCAGAACAGGCTCGCGCCTTGTGTTTACCATTACTCCTTCTGCGACAATTAACACAACCGTCGCCACTAACATCGACGCCTCGATGTTTGTGGGAGCGAAGGCACTTAGGTTGTTGGGCTATACCGTCGCTGACGGAATGGCCTACACGAACGTAGTTAAGGCGATTAAGTACAACTACTTCGTTCCGTGAACGATGCAACAGGTGGGGCCAAACGGCCCCACCTTCTCCCCACATACATGAAAACTGCAACAATACGTTTAAAACTCGACGAGCACAAGAACGATGTGCCGAAGCTCCTTGTCACCCCACCAGAGGCACAGCTTCTAGCTTGTCTTTTTAACAAGAAAGTGCAAGGTAGTGCAGTGACCGTCGTTGAGGAAACTGCTGACGTCGAACGCTCTCCTGCTTTTGAGCTTGCACGCTTGTCACATAAGTACCCGAGGAAGGTTGTCAACGCACTGTTTGGCTCTGCCAATCCTCGCTTTCCTGCGTCCTTCGAGGAGGCGTTAGCCTCTGTGACACAAGCTGTACCCGACAGCGAAACTCTAACTGGTCGAGAGGCCGTTACTTCTACGTAGTATGGCGACAAGAACTGCACTTTCAACTCTCGTCACAATGCTAAAGGGTGAGATCGGGGCGTCGACATCTGTCGGCTCTGGCACCGACGCAGAGTTGAAGGTGCAGTTGTCGAACAAGCAGAAGTTTCTAGCCGCTTTGCGGGATTGGAGTGAACTAACCTACACAGCGTCTGTGGACGTCTCCGGCGGTGTGCGGACAGCAGCGAAGCCGGCTATAAACTACAACCGCCCACTGAAAGTGGAGGCGCAGTATAACGGCACGTGGCGCGAGGTCGACTATGGCATAGGGGTAGACGAACTAAACACCTTCAACAGCGAGCTTCTTGAAGCGAGTGATCCGATACAGCGGTGGGCGCACTACACCCTTACGACGTTTGAAGTGTGGCCAGTGCCGCTGACAGCGCAGGTTGTTCGGTTTGTAGGGCAGAAGGTTCTCGATACTCTTGCAAGCGATACAGACCTCTGTAACCTTGACGATATGCTTTTGGTGTTGTCCGTTGCGGCGGACATCAAAGCAGCAGGTAACCGTCCTGACGCACAGCGTGCTGCTGCGTTAGCAGCTTCACTGTATGCTAGCTTATCCGCCTCTAGTCAACAACGTTACCGTACCTTCTCCCTTGTTCCAAGGGAGGTTCGTGAACGTGAAACCATCCTAATCGGTTCAAGTGCTGCACAATCAACATATATGTCCCATTCCGGCTCTGTCGCTCTGACAGTAGGTGAAGCCACTGGCTCGGTAGCGTACAACATTGGCTTCACTCCGACAAGCGTTAGAGCTACGGTTAGCCAACCGTCTGCCGGCCTTGTGATCGTTCCGTCCCCTGTGAAGACGTCACTGACGCTCTCAGGTTTTAACTACTCCCTTAGTGCCGCGCCTGATGCCGCCGGTTACTATCTTGAGTATGAGGTATCAAATTAGTTAGTTCCATTTCATGGAACACACCAAAAGGAAAGAAATGAAAAAGTGGTTGCTTGTTTTAGTTTTTGTAGGTTCGGTTGTTGCTACGCAAGCGCAGTATAAGGCTACGTTTGCGCCTTTTGTTAAAACGAATGCGCCTGGTTACCAACTAGAGGTTGACACTGACTTAATAACCGCCTGCTCTACGTGGAATGCGCCAACAAACTACGTAGAGCAGATGCAACAGCCGTTTGCTGTGACAGCAACGTCTGTCGGCCTTTTGTTGCAAACGACTCCAGCGTCTACTGCGACTAATGAACTATCCTTTTTGTTTCAAACCTCACTGGACAAGACGAATTGGACGTCACTGACAAATGTCACTTGGGCCATGACAAACGTCACAGAGCCTCAGTTTACTTCAACCGGCTTTGAGGTTGGTGAGGCTGGCTGGATTCGTTTGTATAACATTACAAACTACGGCGTAGCCATTGCAAGTAATATTTGGTTTCGTTACTCTTACAAATAATGAACGCCACACTGCGACTTGTTTTAGCGACTCTTCTTGCGTCGGGAAGCGTCTTCGCTCAGACTTTCCCGATTCGGAACGGCAAGTTGCAGTCGGACATGAATGCGAATAAGTTTAGCATTACGAACTTGGTGAGTTTGTTGGACACAAACGGTAATCCGATTGTTGGTGGTTCGATTACTATTACAACTAATGGAGTGTGGGAGTTGAATGACGTTGGTGATTGGCAACTAGTTGCTGGTGGAAGTGGAGGCGGTGGCACGAGCACGAACTACTATTTCTACTCTGGCTACAGTACCAATGCCACGCTCACAGATAATCAGGTGACGAATCTGTTGACCGGGGTGGCGACGAATACCTACGTGCGAGCGGCGCAGAATTACACGCCAGTGATGGAATACATTTACTGGTCCCACCCTATGTCTTGGGGAACGGCGGCTTTTTGGACGCCCCTTGGACAAGACACGGGTTTGATTCTTACCACTAACACGGCTCACGGTCTGCAATACCGAACCTATCGCACCCAGTACATTCTTGAAGGCAGTTACAGCGTTTCAGTTCAGTAAATTATGAAAACACGAATCTATATCCTGCTTGGTTGCATCTTCATTTCGTCGTCTGTGGTGGCTGATATAGCTGTTCTGTCAACAATCGGAACAGGTAGCACGAACATGACGTGGGCATTAGCCGACGCCAGTGAAATCAAGGGAACGCCTAAGCAGGTGGCAAATGCTCTGGCGCGAACGAACTTACCAGCCGCTCGACGAACGGAAGGAATGACCTGCTACCAGATAGATACCGCCACGGAATGGCGGCTCGTCGGCGGAACGAACAACTCGAATTGGCGGCAACAAGACTATGTCACGCCGGAAACTCTTAACTCTGCCGTGGCCACAAACAACTTTTCGTCCCTGACCTTGGGCGGAGTGGATCGGTATTCATGGCCTCTTGAATCAAAGTTGCAGGTTTATCCCATGTTACTGAATGATCCTGTGACCACGTCCAGACCGCAACGTTCATCGAGCATCGTCATCGTGTCCAATGGTGCGTTTAACACCTTTCCAGCCGCCGTCTACAATCCACAAACCTACTCCGTGCAGGCGTACTACCTCGACATGGTTTCCCACGCCTCGCCATACGCCAGCGTAAATCGAGCGGTATCCTACGACAACGGACACACATGGCAGACGCCGACTGTGGCGTTGGCCGATGGCGGAGTGTCCAACAACAGTTACATGTATTTTGCACCAATCCGCATGCCAGATGGCCGGCTGTTTGCTGCGGTGAGCTATTTATCTTCGACTAGTCATCCCTATGACCTAAGCATTGACGATTGGCATGTGGGGTATTCGTGGTCAACGAATGACGGGGTAAACTGGTCGCACCCGGTTGAGTTGACAAATCCAGTTGGCACGAACATCTACGGGACGAATACGTGGGGTGTTGCTTTGGGTTCTCTGCCGGTTTATAGCCAACGTGGTAAGCTGATTGTTCCTGCCTTTTTTTTCCGTCAAGCGGCTCCTGGAGTAGATCAAGGTGAGTGGTATCCTGGGGCATATACCTCGTCAGACTTTGGGTTGACGTGGACTTGGGCGCAGTGGAGCAATGAAAACATCTCAGAGGTTGCTGTTGTAGAAACCTTTGATAAGCGGCTGGTGGGGCTGTTCCGTTGGGAATCCACTACGATAGGCACGCGTACCAACAGACTATTCAGGGGAGTTTCATCCGACGACGGAGCAACTTGGAGTGCTCTCGCATCCGTTGACGTAAACCAATGCACTGGAACATTGCCACCCGCTGCTTTTACGGTGGTAGGAAATAAGTGGCTGCTGGCGACGCGAACGGACGCGAATAGCACTGGGCTTTTTCAATCGTACGATGAGGGGGCCACCTGGACGCAACTGTTCACGCAATATCCCATGTATTACAACGCCTTTCAGATGGGAACATTTGTTACTCTGGGCGGCGGGAAGTTGGGATTCGTTTATGGTGAATCCTCCCACGATCCGTATTTCACTCAAACGAATTCGAGCATCTTCTTTGACGTTTTGGATTCGAGCATCCCGACGCAGACAATCCCAGCCTCTACCAATATCAGCACTCCGTTTGCGGCTTATATGCAATCCAGTCTGGCTGGCAAGGCGAATGGGGAGATATGGGTTGATTCAGGCTATAACGGAGAGTCACTGACCAACGCTGCCGCTCCGCCAATGGTCCACTTAGACGGCAATCTGTGGTTCAACGGCACCAATCAAAATCTGGTGGCTCAAGACCCGGATTCTTGGAAGTTCCTTCACGACGGCAGCGAGTGGACAATCGTGATGCGCCTTTACCACGCAGGCACGGCAGGGAGCATGGACCCCATTTTGGATACCTGTAACTACGCCAACACGAATGCCGGAATCCATATTGCACGATCCTACGGCCCAAACTATCTTTGTCTCAGCGTCTCTGATGGCGCAGGGCATTGGCTTGTGAACGAATGCTTGGTCAGTCTCCCAGTGGATCAATGGACTACGATCGCCGTGAGTTGTTCGACAGATTTCGTGTACACCAATCCAGCCGCTATCTATAGAGTTTACAGGACATACGTGGACGGCAATCCCTACTATACGCACTTCACTAACGGCTATTCTGCGTCGGCTTCTTCACCAGCATATCCGCTGACAGTCGGGTCTAAGGCTGGAGGTTCTTTGTTTTCAAAAATGGGAGTTAGCGATCTGTTAATTTTCAAGCAGGACATTGGGCTTAATGGCGTGGCCTCTTGGACGCAAGCCATCCAGAAGAACAGGGACCGAAATACTGCGCCAACGACATGGAGGAGTAATATACAGGCCGCTGCAACAATGCGCCTGAGAGATATTGTGGCTGGCACAAATGTATCATTGGCCGTCAGCAACGGCGTGGTGGTGATTCAATAACTTGGTATGATTATGAGACTCTTCGCTTTGTTATTTTTCACACTAGCGCAAGCCGTCCAGGCGCAAACGAACTACCTCGTGCCGCGGGGCGACGGCCAAAGCGGCCTTGGCCGAGAAACGAATGCTTGGGGTTACGCTAACGTGAAGACGGGGCGGTTTGATCAGATAGAACTTAGCGGAAATCTTATCGCATTGGGTTTGTCGAACTATTTCGGTAAACTCTACGGCGACGGATCAGGATTGTCCGGTGTGCAGACAGTACAGACCAACATCAGTTATCTGGCGGTAACGAACGCGCCTTGGCAAATAGGAGCCGCAAACTTGACCAACTGGGCGAGCCTTTCTACCAACGTTTTGAGCGACAAAGCTACAACTAATGCCTCAGACCTCACCACTGGTACCCTGGCAGATGCTCGGTTGTCAACGAATGTGCCATTGCTTTCTGTATCCAGAGAGCTTACGAATCAGGTGAATACGACGGGGAGCGTGACGTCGAGCGGTTTCTACGGCAACGGCGCTGGATTGACAAATGTCACAGGAGTTACATCCGGCGCGCTCACCAACAACGAAACGCGGGCCGTGACGTTTGCGGGCAGCGTGACAGCGAGTAATTACTTTGGGAAAGGTGCGGGTCTGTCCAATGTGTGGGTTTGGGATCATGTCAACTACTACACAGCCAGCAATACTCCAACAACACTAAGTGGAGGCGGCAAATTGTATGGCTTTGCTGGAGATACCAAGTCGGCGGATATCAACTTTGTTATGCAACACGATACCACAGGGGGCGAGACCAATGTGATGAGTGGTATAACCGTGTCCAGCGTCATGGACGGACAGGCGGATTCTTGGGACATGGGATCCTATTATGTGAATGGGCTGTGGTCTTCGGCTTTGGTGCATTCCAGCACGAATGGCGTTACGTTTTCGGTGGACAATGAAGGCAACACTCTACTTGGAGGCAGCCTCATCGGACTGGGCCAGTCTAACTATCTTAGCGGCAATCTCACCGTGGCCGGGACAAACACGGTGGATACAGTCGAGACGACGGAATTGATTATCTCCAACCACTGGAATGCAGCCTTGGCCACGAACATCCAGCCCTCTGGAATTGTTGGCGGAACGAACAGTGGAAACATCATTTGGAATGGCAGCAACGCTTTCACCGGACCTGTATACCTCGTGTCCACGAACATCGTTGGTGCGAGTACGCAAGCATGGGCTGGCCCAACGAACAGCATTGCCCTGGGGAACGGCTACACGCCGCTCTACTTTTACTCGCTAACAAACCACTGCTCCGTCACAAATCTGACTGGCTTGGCCTCTGCTGGCGAGTGGACAGCTTCGATGCTTCTGACAAATGGCACTGACAGCAACATCACGTTCCGCGTCGAAGTGGCGGGGATTCGCGTCCTCGGCGGAATGACGAATACCGCAATCACTATTCCCGCCGGACTGACATGCGACGTGGCGTTCGCATCGCAAACGAACGGAATAAACTGCAAACGAGCGGTGGCCATCTTGAGTAACAACTGACCATGCAACGGCTCATTTTCGTTTCTGCTTTCTGCTTTCTGCTTTCTGCTTTTGGGCAGAGCTTCACGCGCACGACGGCGTTTCAAGGGTCGGCGGTGAAGAAGACAACCGGAGTTACCGCTCCAACGCCGGATATTTTGTGGTGGAAGATGACCGAAGGGGCGGGAACGGAGTTGACCAATGTGGTGGGCGTACGGGGGTTTATTGACGCTGACTGGGTAACGGGACCGAGTGGAAGCGGTTATGCCCTGGAGTTTAACGGGAGTTCTGACGACGCAAGGACATCAACAGCGGGAAGCACACCCAGCAATCTCACTTTCGGGACCAACATTATCACAATCGTTTTCCGGGCTTGGTTCGACGCGACCAATGTTGACCAGAGCATCTACGAACACAATAGTTCAATGTGGTCTGGGACTTCGAGGGTGAATGTGTACATTGCCGGTGAAGATGGTGCGCTTGTGGCGGCTGTGCGAGGAACATCTGGCGCATACTATCTTATGGAAGCGATTACTGCTCCGAACACAGGAGCGTGGAATCACTTCGTGGTGGTGGCAGACAACTCTTCAACTCGTGGAAACTTCAAGTTCTACGTCAATGCTGTTGAGAAGACCGACGAGGAATGGAAAGCTAACAAGGATACGGCTGCTGAGTATGCAGCGAATCCTGTGTATGTCGGCGCTCGAAATGGAGGAGCAAGTCTGTGGTTCGACGGAAAACTCGCCGGGCTGGCTGTTTATTCCGGCGAACTGTCGCAGGCGCAAATCACTGCGCTTTACAACTCGTATTACCTGGAGGGCTTGTGAAGATTATCCTGTTCATTGCTGCGCTTGGAATGGTGCTTGGCAGCCACGCCGCGACCAATCAGGTCGCCTGCACTGACGCGGCCATTCGTGCGGCCATTGCTGCGGTGGCTGAGGGTGATGTGGTTGAAATTCTTCCCGGCAGTTGCACGATCACCAACCAGATCACGTCACCGCTCTACAAGTCGTTTTGGCTGCGTGGCTCCGGCACGAATCAAACCACGATCACGTCCGGCAATTTCAAATATACGTTCTTATTTCAGAACTCGGAAACGAACGTCATCACCGTTTCAGACATGACGTGCATCGGCAGTTCCGGGAACAACGGGGGATTCTTCAGCTATGGTCATACGCACTATTACAACCTGCACCTGACCACTCCGTATCGCGGTATCACGACGAGTAAAGGTCTGGTTGAACGCTGTGTTTTTGTGAACACCGGCGTGTCGGCGCAGCCGATTGATTTCGAGGGAGGGGATTACACCAGTTGGGCAAGCGAAGTTATCCCATTTGGCACGACCAATGCAGCCTACGCGGAGAACTGCGTGTTCTATGCGAACGGCTATCCGGGCAACGGCTTCTTCGACGCTTACAATGGAGCATCGCTGGTCTTTCGCCACAATTTTTGTGATGGTTACACTCCGAGCGGAGTGCATGGTTACGACTCCGGAGACACGTCCGCCCGATCATGGGAGATTTACAACAATGTTTTTACCAACTGCGGCGGCGGGCCGTGGGTGTTGGGGTTTCGCGGAGGCAGCGGCGTGCTTTTCTCTAACACTGTGTACGCAACCACGGCAGGATTTGCGCAATTGAAGTACTACAGATCGTGCCCGCCCGCGCACCTTTACGTTGGAGTGCCACTACCTCGCGGTGTGCCGGGATATGCCTTCACCATCAACTACACAAACTATGATTGGGGGACGACTGGGTTGGGTTTGTCGTTTGACGGCAATCCAACCAACTGGTCGAGCTTCACGGTTGGCTTCACAACCTACCGCTACACAAACAACGTGCCGGATGGAGGGAGCATCTCGGGGTATGGCGGAGGCTACATCCGTATTGGTTCTTCGGTTGCGGAGACCATCACCAACACGTTCAACGCCATCAATCTGGGTCCGGGAGCCGGAACGGCGTACTCAAGCGGAACCACTATCGGGCACGATTTCATCGCTATCGGGATGACGGATACCGATTTGATCCTGACCAATGCCCTGGATAGCAACACCGATCAATACGGCTGGCCTGCCAATCAGCAGCCTGGTGTCATATCGTCCTACGCGCTGACTGGAACGAACTTTTCTAACAATCAAACGTTGTGGCCTTGCTATTTCTGGAGTAACACCGTCAATGGTGCTGCTGTGGATGTTGGTTTGGCGGACAACACGGAGCAGTGCAGTTACTACATCACCAACCTGGTGAAGGCTGGCCGAGATTATTTCAACGCGAGGATTCCCGAGCCGAGCCATTACACCCCATTAGTATATCCGCATCCGCTGGCATACAGAGACCGCACCGTGACAACGAAGCGCGTCCGCGCTACCACTTTGCGCGTAGGAATTCTGAGATGAAAGGACAACTATGAACACTGAACCGCTAAAAGTTACACTGTATCCCCCGACATACGCTTACACACAAGCCGTCAACTCGCTTGGGAAACCATTGGCACTTGATCCAAATAATCCGGTTCGCGGCGCGAGTCGGATTGACAAGGTCGTGTGGAGCGTGGACCCGCTAGGAGTGGTTGGTTTCGTCACAAACCCGATTAACCCTGCCGAGGTGTGCTTGACCCCTATCCAACCCGGGACTTGCGAGTTGCGGGTGTCAGGTGTGTGCGGCTTCCTCAAGAGCAGCGAGACGTTTCCGCTTGAAGGCAAGCGCACGCTGATTGTGGAAACTGCCGACGAACCAGCAGCACTGGACATCGTAAAGAGGTAACACATGAGCCACGACGATGTGAGGACTCAAGTAGCGGTTATCACAACAACCGTTGGAGCGCACCACGAGCAGTTGGCCGAAGTGCGAGCGCGGTTGAAGGGGATTGAGTCAGCACAGCACGAAACGAATAACCGGCTCTCGATGATGAAGCTGTGCCCATCGCCGGGGACATGTGTGCCGCTGCAAGTAGCCGTGGAAGCGCACGACAAGCGGTTGCGCTCGCTGGAGGATACGAGGTTGGAGGCGCGGGCCAGCGGACGAGTGATTGCAGCTTTGCTGGTGGGTAGTGGGGCCATCAGTAGTTTGATTGGTATTGCTATCTCGAAACTATGGCCATGAACGAACCTCAACTTATTCAACGCCCGTCGCTGGTGGCTCTGCTGGTCGCGGCTGGAGTGCCGACCAAGGCCATCAGTTGCCCGGACTTCATGTATTCGCTGCCGTCTGTGGAGTGGCTGACAGGGGAGTTCACGGACTGGTGCATCTCCAGTATGGCCAAGCTCGATCTGACGTACGAGGAAGATGGTTGGGACTGTGAGAACATGGGCGAGTGGGTGTCCATGTGGGCCAAGGGCGCACACCGGAGAACCAAAAGCCAAAAAACCTCGTTGGCTGTGGGCTGGTTGGATTATGCGGTTCTCGGTGGCGAGTGGCCAGAGGGACACAACATCACGATTGCAGTTCTGCGAGAAACCCCCGACCGGCTGCGGTTCTTTGATCTTCAGTTGCGGATGGAGGAAATACACCCAACTCCGCAGGAGCTATTGCTATGTACCGATATGCGTATGTGATTCTGCTGGCCATCGTCTTGGCCGGCTGTGCAACAACCCAGAGCGACGTGACGATCACGCCGCCGCCACCTGTGAGGTATTGAAATGACCAACACAATAACAGGACTCGAAACATTCTATCGCTGGAACGATGCGTTGATGGGTGCGCCCGTGGGGGTGCTTGTGCTGATCGTCTGCATCGCGCTGGGATACGCGCTCAAGCTGCTCCCATTCGTGGATAACAAGTGGATTCCCGGAGCGGTGTTGCTTGCGGGAATGGCGTGTTTCCCGCTGCTTTCCGAACGTCCGCCAGGCGAACTACTGCGGGTGTGGCTAACCAAAATGATCGTGCTCGGCCTGGTTGCCGCCTGCGCAGCGTGGTTCATCCATAATCAATTTCTGAAACGCATCGAGCAAAAACTCGGCTGGTTTCAGCAAGAAGGAGATACGACACCATGACAATAGCCAAACGCAACCTACGCATTACGTTCATTTATAGCGCGTGCGCCTACCTGATTCTGCGATGGGTTTGCGGATGCTCGTGCTTCGCTTACCAACATACTAACGGCGTTCAGAAGTCCGACTGCATTGTCACCAATGTATTCGAGTGGTATAATGGGGAGGGGTGCGAAATTTGTGTGATGCTCAGTAAAAGTCCGGGAATTGCCACCCACCGCCCGTTGCACGCCGGCAGCCAGTATCAACCCGCGACCGAACGCTGGCAGGCGAGTAACGTCGTTCGCAGAGTGACAATCACCGTGCAAGACGCCGGGCCGCGAGTGTTCACCTACGAAGTGCCAATTAGCAGCCACACTAACCACTGGAAACTTGAAAACGAATGGAGAAAACAACCATGAAAACAATCGCACTACTCGCCGTCGTGGCCCTCTGCGGCTGCGCACACTTCACAACCAAACAAACGGACGTACGAAATGGAGAGACAACCACGATCACAACGAAAGTCACGGGCTGGACGTTCTTTGATTCAAAGTCGCAACTCGCGAACTTCAAGGCGAGCCAGACAGAAAAGACCCAGGGCGCAAGCGTCGGAAGTCTGACGCAGGAGAGCAGCGGGACGAACACCGTGGCCGCGCTAAACGCCATTGCCGAGATACTGAAAGTGGTGAAGTAGTGTGTTCCATTAACTGGAACCGTCATGAAATATCTTGCAATCCAGAACTTTAAGTACGGCCTAGATAGCCGCAAAGACGAACTGACCTCCCAGCCAGGGACGTTACAGACGCTAGAGAATGCGTTCGTGAACCAAGGTGGGGAGGTTGAAAAGAGAGAAGCGTTTGAAGCGTTTGCAGATGTGAGTGTGCTGGACAGCAATGAGAACCAGGGGACGTTTGGGCTGCAAGAGGTGTCGACTGGGTTACTGGTGTTTGGGTCAGCGTATACGGATGGAGTGACCGAGCCGTATATCACAGCGCCGACGGGTGTGACGTACCAGCAGCTTGTGCATCCAGAGGTAGTGCAGGGTGTGACGTATGACGATACACGTCACCGCATAACAGCGGTGACGTGTAGTGCACAGTTCGGCGACAAGGCGTGGGTGGTGGCGACGTACACGAGTGGGGATAGCTACGTGTTTTACGATGGTAGTCCGGTGATGCAGTTCGTGAATGGTGAGGTACTAGTCGGGCTGACATCGAATGTGGAACTTGCTGCGCAGCTTGCAGGGCAACTGACAGACTTGACTGGCTGGCAAGTTACGTTGGTTAATAACTACGTTGAATTAAAGTCACCAACAAACATCTCGTTTGCGCTCACTCAGAGTGTAACAACTGACGATGGTACGCTTGTGGTGTCGCAGATTGACGACGGGCAGAGTGCCTCCGCAGGGGAGTCGGCAACGGCGACGTTTATCGTCACGTCAAGTACAGCAGACTCGACATTCTTGGTTGAAGGACCAGATTCTCTTGGTGGGTATGTTCGGTTGCACTCGGCTGAGACCGTTGCTGGCCTTGCAGATGTAGGTGATACCGCGTCTGCTATCGCACTTGCGATTAACACGCACACAACCGGTTATACTGCGGAGGCAGATGGCGACACGCTTGTGGTGAGTGCCCCGATAGCGTATGGTACGTTGGTTGGTTTGTTGGTTGTGACTGTCGGTGGCAGTGGCGGAGCGGTTGCTAGTGTAGCTCCTTCTGCGTTTTCGGTTGCGTTGAGTGAGGCTGCGTTGAGTACGACAGATACTGTCTTAAGCAGTTATTATAAAGAGATAGTTAGTCCCACTGTAACAGTGTTGTTAACTGCACCGACAGGTGTAGTAACGAAAGTGTGGGAGACAAGTGATGCAAGCATCATAATCAACGGACAAGGCACGGCAACGGCTTCGTTTAGTAAGTCGTTGAGGGTGGATAGATCTGTGTCATTTCAGATTCGATGTAAGTGCACTGATACACCAGTTAATGTTGTTTACACAAATTGGATTAACGTTGTCCTAACCTACGGAACTCCCTAATGTCTACCTTTGCGTTTAGTGGTGGTTTTGGACCAACGACTGGTTATGGCCAGTTTACTCGTGTGACCTTTGATGGCACTTGGGAGGCGGGAGACCAATGGACGTTGCTGCTTGCAGCGGGAGATGACGAATATACGTTCGGCTTTGGAGACGTAACTGGTTTAGTGCCTACCTTTGCAAGGACGTTAAAGAACAAGCTCAACTTTGTTGTTGGAAGTCGGTGGGCTTTTTCGGCGTCGGCGGTGCCGACACAGTTCGAGCAGCAGAATACCGGAGCGGGGTATGTCATTTCGACGAACCAGGTTGCAGCGACAGAAAACCTTGTGGCGGTCGCGCCGTATCAGGGTCGGCTCGCGTTGATAGCGAGGAATACGACGCAGATTTGGACTATCGCAGCAGCGCCTAGTAGCTATGTACAAGATCAGATTCTTAATGGGATAGGGACGTATGCACCGTTGAGTGTGCAGCAGATCGGGGACTTGGACATATTCATGTTACATGATAGCGGGGTGCGGAGTGTGCGGGTGCGAGATAGTAGTAACAATGCGTACGTCGTCGACATCGGCTCAGCGGTTGATGGACTTGTGACCGCGAAGGCGACTGGGAGTAATCCTGTGCTGAAGGAGAATGCGTGTGCGGCGTTCGTGCCGAATAAGAGTCAGTATCTGTTATTTCTGAAAGACACGATCTACGTGCTGTCCTACTTCCCGCAAGCGAAGGTTGTGGCGTGGAGTACGTTTCTGCCATCGACGGTGGACGGGTCGGTGACGTTTGAAAAGTTTGTGGTTCTGGACGGAGCGGTTTACGTCAGGGCAACGAACAACAAGATTTACAAGATCAACGGATACGATGCAGCGCAGGTGACGATGACACTCCCGTGGATGGACGCAGGTAAGCCGGGGACCGGGAAGCAGTACTTTTCTTTAGATGTGGTTATTCAGGGGACGTGGACGGTTTACTTCAGCGTGGATTTTGAAGGTGACGTCTACACAGAAGTAGGCACTGTGACGTCTTCAACACTTGCGCGTCGACGCCTGATGGTTAATGGTGTTGGAACACATTTTTCAGTGAAGTTGGTTAGCACCTCGGCACTAGCCGCAAAAGTTGCGTCGGTGATAGTTTACTACAACGAAGTCGAACGATGAATCTTATGGAGAAGTTTATGCGAGTGCGCCGTGTCCGACAGGAGGACATGGAGACGCTGACGAAGAGAGCGGCTGAAGATAACCATGTGGTGCTGAAGCCGACACACGTGATGGAGCAAGACGGAGAGATTGTGGGGTATTTGTCTGTCGGTGCTGTGCCGTTGGTGCTTGCGTGGACAGATAGTAAAAAGGTCAAGGCACCTGCGTCGGTTAATGCACTATGTTTCGTTGAAGATGTGCTTCAGGCTGTGGGTGCTGATTGCGTTTGTGTGCCGTGTTGGGAGTCATCGCCATTCTTTACCTACATGCCGAAGTTCGGCTACCAGCAGACAATAACAACAACACTGTTCGTGAAAAAACTTGAAAGGTGATTTATGGGTTGTGGTTCTAGCGGTACAGGATCTTACGCACGCGCGCAAGAGCAACAGAGACAGGCGGACATAGCGGCGGGAATGCAAGGGATAGATAGTACCTTTGCCAAGTTCACGCCTGAGTTTTACAATCAGAGGGCAGACGCGTATAAGTCGTATGCTATGCCGGTGCTGGGGAGTGAGGCAAAGGCGATGCAGGATAGGCTGGCGTTTAGCCTGGCTGATAAAGGTCTGCTTCAGTCGAGTGCAGCAAATCAGGCTGTTGAGGGTCTAGACAAGAACATTGCACGGCAGCAACGTGGGATAGTTGACACCGCTGCAAGTGAGGCGCAGAACTTACGGCGTGAAGTCGAGGACCAGAGAAGTGCGTTAGTGAGTCAACTAAATGCGAGTGCTGATCCGTCACAGGCGTCACAACAGGCCCTTCGTGCAGCGGCCACCATTACTATGCCAAGCGCCTTTCAGCCAGTTGGTGGGTTTCTAGAGGACTGGGCGAGGATACATTTAGCAAATCAGTTAGGACAGCAGCAACAGCAGAACGGACGAACCTATGGCTTCGGTAACTATTTGACACAGTCACCAGTAACGGTAAGAGGTTAATATGTTTTGGCTACCACTAATACTAGCGGCTATCGGGACGGGCCTACAAGTCGCTGGCCAGCAGCAGGCGAAGAACGCAGCAGAGAGCGCGACTAAGGCGGAGTTGGCACGGCAGGAGGCGTTGCGGAAGAAGTCGAGAGGGGAGTTTGCGGCGTCGTTGAAGGCAGGAGGACGTGATGAGGCAGACACTCAAATCCAACAGGGGCAGCAGACAAGGCAGGCAGACTATAACCGAGCAGAGGCGGTGCCGCTAGGCTCTAGTGTTGCGTCGACCTTACAGACAACACCACAGACCGCTGTCGGCGAAGCCGGACAGAAGGCGGCGAAAGGGTTGGCGAGTCAGCAGAGGGCACAGTTCACCGGCCTTAGCGACTGGCAGTTGCAGCAAGCAATCAAAAACGCGAGAGCAGCACAGATGCAGTCGATATATGGAAATATGGCAGCAGGGAGTGCGAATGTGCTGCCGCTTGAGTTACAGGATGCGAGTCATAAAGGAGATACGTTAGGTGGTATAGGTAAGTTGCTTGGGGCTGCTGGGATGGTTACTGGAATAGGTTCTGCTTTAGGTGGTGGTGTATCCGCTTCTGCTGCTCCAGTAGGGACTACATTTAATTCTGCTGGTACGGCCTTCGCGCCTGGTGTTAATCCTTATGGTGTAATGTTCCCTTGATAAGTTTATGCCTTACATACGCACAGTCAATCCGTGGCTTGCAGCCGCAGATACGTCAAACAATCTAGGTGCTATCTATGCACAAGCGTTACAGCAGAAAGCTGCCCTTGCACAGAGAGATAGAGAGTTCATGCAGCAGTCGATGATGGAACAGCAAAGACTAGGGTTGCAGAGGGAGCAGTTGGGGCAGACGGGAGAGTATCAAAAGTCGATGCTGGACCAGCACATAGCGGATAGGGCGGCGCGTGCTACACAGCAGGCAGAAGCTAACAAAAGGGCTGATGCACAGCTTGAGATGTTAAAAGAGTTGAATAAGTCAAGAGGGATGTACTATACAGCGCAGGCTGCTGCGGAAGGTGCACCGAAGCCATTAGCACCGCTGACACCTACGGCAGGAAACGAACTTGGGTCGTCGGTGCCAACGATGCTGAACCAAGGAAAGTATCAGGTTCCAGCGGACGAAAATAACCATCGGCCAGTGTTGCTGCCTGGACAGTCGTTATTGCAGAGGGATGCACAGTTTGGGCAAGCGGTTGCGAATCAGTCGCTTCCGGTGGGGACGGCACTTGCGTTAAGACAGTCGATCTTTAACCCGCAAGTTGTACCAGAGACGACTAATCAAGTTAGTACGATAGGTAAGTGGAATCCGTTTGTAGAGAACAAGCAAGTGACGAATCAGGTTCCATCTGGTCGCTTTATGCTTGAGGCTGGGGCGATACCACCGGAGACGTTACGCAGTATGGGTAGTGCTGCGACGAACTTTATGCAGAATGTGCCTGCGGCGCAACAGTCTGTGCAGACTAAGAGCGGACCTGCTCCTGGGACAGTTATGAAAGGCTATCGGTTCCTGGGTGGTGATCCGGCAGATAAAAACAACTGGGAAAAAGTTCCATGAGCGCACCTTGGGAAGACTTTGCTACGACGGCTCCTTGGGAGGATTTCAAGGCGGTTGGTTCCACGAAATGGAACGCACTAGAGGCTGGCCTTGATGCTGGAGTTAAGGTAGGCCAGTGGGGACAGTTCGCTGCGAACATGGCGACGATGGGGGCAAACCTTGACCAAGTGCCGGAGGCTCCTAATGCGTTTCAACGGCTAAAGCAACAACCTTTCTTAGGGCCGTTGGTTGGCTATAGCCCGATGGCGCAGATGACTGGTAAAGTGTTTGGTCCAGCACTTGATAAAGTTGGACAAGTAGGAGTAGACATGGTTAACTATTTTGGTGACGTGCTACGGAAAGGCACTGCACCAGTAGCTTCACCAGAGTTGACACCTGAAACGTTTGTTGGACCACCGCAGCAGACGATAACGCAGCCAGATGTCGGCGTGCTTAAGTTGATCGACGAAGCGTTGCTTGCCGAGACGTATAAGAAGTTGAGACAGAATCCTTCGTTGTTGAACACGGCGTTGGAGACTGGACTAGGCGCAGTGGAAGAGACTGCTAGAACAGCAGAGGGACTTACGTCGCCGAAGATGCTGTTGCAGTCTGCGTTGTTGCCACTGAAAGTTGGACCAATTAAGCCTGTACCTGTAGCTTTTGGTGGGTCGATTGCAGAGGCGTTGCCTGAAATGGTTGATAGGTTAGCTAGTGCAAAGACGCCGCAAGAGGTTGGCGGTGGCGCTGCTGGGCTGGCACTTGGTGGGTTGATGTCAAGGGGTGCGTTGAAGCATGGTTTAGCCGACATGCCAGAAGCACCGTTGCCTAAAGGCCCTGGGATTATACCGACGTTGACAGATGTCAAGCGTGCGGTTGAGGGGTCGACTCAGTTCATGCCGACAGAAGGAAGGAATATAGATAAGTCGTTGCTAATAGGGCCTAAACAACCGAAGCCGTTGAAGCCGTTGGAACAGCCGTTACGGCGAGAAGAGCCGTTGGTGCAAGAAGCATCTGCTGTTGGACCGACACCAGAACGCCTTGCTAATGAAGGTGGACAGATTAGCTTCCGTGGTGGTGAGCCGTTGCCTACAGCTAGGCAGGCACAAATACCATTAGAGCAACTATTTAGTGAGCAACTTGCAGCACGCCTAGCAGAAGAGGAACGTGCGAAGCAGCCTGCGGCGTTGGATGACTTACTGTCTTTGAGAGAAACGTTAACTAAGCAGCAGATCGTACCAACGAAGAAGTCGACTCCAGTGAAGAGTGCTTACGAAGCAGCGCAGCAGTGGGCACAAGATACGATTAAGAGACGTGGTGGAGTGCAGAGTGTGGACCCAGAGATACTTGCGGCACACATTGTGAAGGCAGGTGCGGGACTGGTCCGGCAAGCCGGAAAGTTAGGTAGGGACGGGTGGCTGCGCGCAACAGACCCAAGTATCAGAGGGTCTGTGTTTGTTGGGGATGACGGCATCCTGTTAAACAACGTCGAGAATCCGCAGGCTGGGACAGGTGCGGGGACGAAGTTTATACAAGGAGTGATGCGGCTAGCAGACGAGACGAAGCTACCTCTACGCCTAGTGCCAGAGGCACTTGACCCGACTAAGCAAGAAGGACTTGAAGGGTTCTATGAGAAGCTTGGCTTTACAAAAGGGCAGGAGGGTGAGTTTTTGTACGAGCCGGGGAAGAAAGCAGTACAGTATAACGATCAAGGACAAGCGTTAAACCGTACGACTGGAAAGTATACCATTGCGTCTAAAGACAAGCCAGCTAAGTTTGTCTCTGATAAAGGTGAGATTGCAATAGTTACTAAAACACCTGCTCCTGGTGTTTACGATAAGGACCAACATCAGATCACAGGTAATTGGAGAGTGTCTTACTTTAAGGACGGAGAGGTTGTTATAGGTCATTCAGAACACAAAAGCTGGGTTGACGCTATGGCTGAGGTTGGTAATGTTGGGACTATGTCTTCGCTTAGCAATAGAAAGTGGACTGAGACAGCGTGGAAAGAAACGACCTTAGAGAAAGGTGGTGAGCCAAACGCCAGGACGGAAGTGCAAGGGACGAAAGAAGAAGTAGCTTTACAAAAGG